ACTTACCAAAATCTCCATCAAAAACGTTGTCGCCAAACTGCGTCACACGAGTCAGTAAATTCTCCCAATCTTTCGAAAAAGGATTAATACCGACCTGTATACCAGTTTGCGTTCTCCTCTTATGCAAATAAACCAACAAATTACCAAAATACTTTCGACCTAAAATCGTATGAACCAGTGGGCTCATAGAAAAAACTCTCGGCTTATCTCTCTTCTCTACATCTCTCAATTCATCCTTCAGCTGATCAGCAAAATAAAAATCAGGATACTTACCAGCTAACACATCATCTTCAAACTCAGCTACTTTACGCTTCATATTATCCTTCAACATTGAACGTTCATAATCTATATAATCTCTTTTAGAACCTGTCAAACCAAAACCAACACTAGTGTTGGGATCAATTCGATTAAGTCCATCAAATCCATTAATTATCTTATGTTCATCCCATATCTCAGGTAAATAATGCTGCAGTAAAGTATCTAAGTATATCCGCGTTCTATTCAAAATAGAAATAGAAGCTGTCTCAGTGAGCAGAAACGAAGTCTTAGTCGTTTCTTTTAAAGTTCTAATAGGATCTAATCCATAATTAGCTGGAACTCTATCTTTTGGATAGATTCCCGAAACAATAGAATCAACTATAGAACTTTTTGTCACTGGAATAGCCATCTTCTTCTGTTCTAAATAGGCTACAGATCCTTCTAACTCTTCTGATCGTCGAATCCTAACTAAAAAATCTACCTTACGAGAAAAATACTCCTTAATCTTAACTATCACATCCTGATCAAAGATTCTGAAAATTCCTTTGTCCATGCTGGGTGCATAGGCAACATGATGTCCTATTAAAAAACCATCGTGTGTGATTATCAAAGAACCGCATAATGCAGAACTATGAACATCATACGCCATCGAATTATTAGGCGTCATCAAATTTTCAAAACCTTTTGAAGCATACTTCACATTCAACTCTAACTGTCTAATTCTATCTTCCAAATTTATAAAACCCATAGGAATAACCATTCCGATCTTACTCTGATTAGTCCTTTCTATAAACTTTATATTTGAAAAATATTTCGGCAAACTCATCGGCAACTCAAAAATCGCTATATCATTAACTGCATCACTCCAAACTAAGCTAACTTTAACATGATCATATATAATGTTTTTACTACTAGAATAAACGGTAGCATAAACATCACATGGAAAATTTGTTCGACATCCATGATATGGTCCATTAAAATAAGCTCCTGAAAAACAACCTACAAAATCTGAAGACTTCTGTATACCTTCAATATCAGTATAATCTAAATGCACTCCACACGTCTGGTTTACTAGACGTAAAAGTGAAGGTGGGATTACACTCTCTCTCGGCATCTTAAAGATTTCCTCTAAAGATTCTGGAATACATTCCATAACTTTATTTGAAAATCTTAAAGGTTTACTTGAAGTCTCAGATGTATGCGAAACTGCTTTCTTCACTACATCAACAGGATCATCTGGTGGTGGAAACATGATCCTATATATCTTAACGGTATGGCAATACATATAATACATAAAAATAGAAAAAATTGCAATAAAAATAAAAAGCGTTACTGTATCTACGATAGTATCTAAATTATCTAATAAACTCATAAATTGCTCAAAAATAAACTCATAACTAATTTGTAATAAATCTGTAAATAAACTATATAAATCCTCAAATGACTCAGGTAAGGCGTCAATCAAAATCTCATCGTTCAACTCGCTCTGGATCTTACTCTTTGCTTCTAACTGCTTACGAATATGCGAGTCAACAAACTTCACTGCTTCCGGCAAACCGTGTATCATCTTTGTTGCTATTGGAATAAACTTATTATAAGTTAACGAAAACTTCTGTATAGTAATTGTTCCGGTCATGACTCCATCAATAAAACTAACTTCAGAATAATCAACTAACTCCATTCTACGATATAACGCATTAATATCCGTTATACCACAGTCTGGAGTTATTGTCAAATTAATCTGATTAGTCGTGACCATAATTAAATTAGATGTAAAAAATTTCGTAAACTTCTTATCAACAGCAGCACAGTCAAGTGGGAATTTCAAAACAGAAACCATATTAATATATGGTGACCACTGAGAAACGCTCAATTGACCAACATCATCAGCAACAAAAACATACTCTCCATCATACTGATCATAGAAATCCTTATCCCCTCGTGGTGATGAGTGAACATAGACACTATGATGAGCTTGATAACTCTGAACTAACTTCTTCATCGTCGTCGTCTTACCTGTACCTGGCTTACTATAAAAAACTACAAAAACTGGCTCTCTACGAGAATTACTCAACATATAATCAATTTTGCTTTTTAAGTTCTTACATGATTTGAAAAGATTTGTCAAATTTGGTGGCAAATCTTTTCGCTTCATGCTAAGAACTGAAACATAATCAACAAAAGCTGCGTAATTCTCCAAAAACTTAGTTTGAAACTCTGATTCATGAACGATACGATTATCCTTGTTATATTTGTCTAATAAATCCTTAACATTTTTAATAATTTTAGCATTCTTACCTAAAGGAAAAAATGCTTGAATATTAATAAAAAGGTTACGTAATTTAAAGACAAATTCTGACTTAGAATCAAAC